AAGAAAATCACAAAAAAGAACAAAACAGCGCAGGTTGGCGATGCACTGAATACGGTCATAAACTGGAAAAATACTACTAACAATGCGTATGACGGTGAAAAGCTTCACCTGTTGTACCTCGACGAGGCTGGAAAATGGGAAAAACCTACAGACATCAGAGACGCTTGGAGGATTCAGAGGACATGTTTGATCGTGGGCCGAAAAATCATCGGAAAGGCAATGGTCGGAAGCACCGTAAATCCAATGGACAAAGGTGGAAAGGAGTACAAGGACCTATGGGAGGATTCGGATCCGATGGAGAGGAATTCGAATGGGAGGACTAGATCTGGATTGTACAGACTCTTTATACCAGCTCAGGACGCGCTAGAAGGATTCTTTGATAGGTATGGAAATCCTGTTGTTCAAGACCCAGAAGAACCAGTAGAAGGTATAGACGGAGAAGACATTCTTATCGGAAGCAAGAGGTACCTTAAAAACGAGCGTGAGGCATTTAAGAATCAACCCTCTGAGCTAAACGAGATCATTAGGCAGTTTCCGTTTACTACGGATGAGGCGTTCAGGGACAGTATTGAGGGAAGTCTGTTTAACATCGGTCAGATTTACGAGCAAATCGACCACAACGAAGACCTCTACCCAGACCCCGTTGTTCGAGGTAACTTTGTTTGGAAGGACGGCCAGAAGGACACCGAGGTGTTGTTTAGGCCTGACGCAGCTGGTAGATTTCATGTTTCTTGGCTCCCGCCCAAGAATCTCAGAAACATTCGAAAGGAGGTTTACGGGAAGCTAGTGGCCCCCAACGAGCTAATTGGCTGCGGTGGTGTTGACAGCTATGACATCGACGCTACGGTTGACGGGAGAGGCTCTAAGGGTGCGCTGCACCTATACAATAAATTTCATATGGAGCACCCCTCTAACATGTTTGTGTTAGAGTATGCCAGCCGCCCTCCATTGGCCAAGATCTTCTATGAAGACGTCTTGATGGCCGCTTTCTTCTATGGGTATCCGCTACTTATCGAGAACAACAAGTACGGTATCGCTAGGTATTTTGAAGAGAGGGGGTATGATGGGTATCTGCTGGATAGACCCAACCACCTCAAGGTCCCTGGGTCAAACTCCAATGTTAGAACCAAAGGTGTCCCTTCTAACTCTGCTGACGTCATACAGTCTCACGCGCAATCCATTGAGGCTTATGTACATAACCACGTAGGTTTGAATAGAGAGACGGGTGAGATGGGGGTCATGTACTTCAATAGAACGCTAGAGGACTGGATCGGCTTTAAGATCACAGACAGAACTAAGTTTGACCTTACTATTTCTTCTGGTCTGGCTCTTCTGGCCGCTCAAAAGGCCGCTCCAAAAGAAGCAACAAACTTCTCGGAAAAGAAGTTTTTTAGGCGTTATAAGGGTATACAGAGGATTTAATATATTTGTATTTTATACGAGGTGCCATGGCCAATAAATATTCGTCAAACTTTCCTGACCCCTTGCTTCCTAAAGAGAAGAAAGAGAGTAAGGAGTATGGGCTGCAGTACGCAAAGGCCATAGAGAAACAGTGGGGCAATGGGAGTGATTATAACTCTCTTTTTAGAAAGCGCCGTAAGATATTCGATAGAAATAGAGACTACGCAAATGGGACTCAAGACACAGCCATATACAAGCAGATTCTTACATCTCTTGATCCTAATAATGGTGACGGCAGCCTCGTTAATCTTGATTTTACCCCTGTACCTATTCTCTCTAAGTTTGCGAGGATTGTTGTCAATAAGATACTTTCTCGTGATCCGTATCCGAACATTGAGGCGGTGGATCCGCTCTCGTCGTCGGAAAAAAACAAGCAGAAGCGGAGAGTAAATCTTCAGGTTCAGGCCAAAGAGCAGCTTCAGCGCTTGAAGGAGACCACAGGCATGGTTTTGGACATGGATCCAGATCAGATGCCTGAGACCCTTGAAGAGGCGGAGATTTTGTTTGACACGAACGTCAAGACTGACGCCGAGATCGCCGCTCAGATTGGAACGAACCTGACTCTGGAGTGGAGTGACTTCAACGACTCTACATATCGCAGATGCGTTAACGACCTGGTTGGCCTCGGTATGGCTGTTACGCGCAGAACCAACGATCCGAATTACGGGATAAACGTAGAGTACGTCGATCCTGCGAACTTTGTTCACAGCTACACCGAAGACCCCTCTTTCTCTGACATGATCTACGCAGGTCACGTTAGGCGAATTACCATATCTGAACTAAAGCGCCTTGCTGGTGATGATCTTACTGAAGATGATTACAAGAAGATACAGAAGCTTGCGACCCGTGGTAGCGCGAACAAAAACAGCGGTCCCTACTCCACGACCTACGACAGACTCTCCGAGAAGTATCAGTTCGGGTATGACGAATACATGGTTGAGGTTCTGGATTTTGAGTTCGTCTCTACTGATACGATTTTTTACGAGGAGAAGGAGAATAGATTCGGGAACACCAACTTCTATTACAAAGGAGAGACTTACAAGGAAAAGCAAAACAGCGTCTTTGCTAGGAAGCCTCACAAGATGGAAATGACCAATGTGTACTGCGGTACATACGTCATGGGTAGTGAGTACATCTTCGGGTACGGCCTGAAGACCAATATGCCCAGAAATATTCATGACATCAGCAAGACCAACATGTCTTTCTCTGTTGTCGCAACGAATATGCGGAACATGATGCCGAAGTCCATGGTGGATAGCTGCGTTGGTTTCGCTGATATGCTTCAGCTCACTCACCTCAAGATCCAGCAATCCATTGCCAAGGCAAAGCCTGACGGATTGATTATTGACATTGAAGGACTGGAGAACGTTCAGCTCGGTAAGGGCGGAGAACTTCAGCCTCTGGATCTCCATGATATTTACGAGCAGACGGGTGTCTTCTACTATCGCAGTAAGAACCCCGAAGGCGGCTTCCAGAACCCTCCCGTGCGAGAGATTGGTAACAGCATCCGAAACATTAATGAGCTGATCGGACTGTACAATCACTACCTGCGTATGATACGTGACGCAACGGGCATCAACGAGGTCATGGACTCTTCGTCTCCGAAGAGCGAGGCGCTTGTTGGAGTTCGGGAGCAGGCTCTGGCTGCCGCCAACAATGCGATTTACGACATTACAAACTCTGCAGCCGTTCTGTACAAGAAGGTGTGCTCTGACGTTGTGAAATGCCTGCAGGTACTCCCAACCGATTCAATAGTAATGCGTCTCTACGAGAACGCGATTGGAAAGAAGAATATGGACGTCCTCACGTCTTTCAATCAGCTCCCGATGTACAACTTCGGTGTCACGGTGCAGAGAGAAATGGAGGATGCGGAGAAGGCATATTTGGAGCAGAACATTCAGGTGTCTTTGGCTCAGAAAGAACTGGACATCGAGGATGCCATGGCAATTCGGTCCATGAAGGACATCAATCAGGCCGAGCGGCTTTTGGTTTTGCGTAGAAAGAAGCGCATGATGCGTAACCAGCAGATGGCTACGCAGAACTCTCAAGCCCAGGCTCAGGCTCAAATACAAGCTACTCAAGCTCAGGCTCAGGCCAAGGCCCAGGAGATGCAGTTGGACTCTCAGCTTACGGCCCAGGAGCTTCAGTTGAAGAATCAGCTTGAGATCCAGCTTGAGACGGTTAAGCATGAGTTCCGTAAGGAAATCGAGATGATCAAAGCTCAGGCTACCCTCGGATTCAAAGAGGACGATAAGAACTTCAGAGAGAAGTTGGAGGTCCTAAAGGAAGAGGGAAAAGACAGAAGAATAGAACGTCAAGCTGAGGTTCAGTCAGAAATGATTGACAAGAGAGCAGGAAACGACGAAGAAAACATACTACAAGATGGCGAGTAAAATCAACCTTGACACATCCACTAGGCTAGATATAATCTGTCGTAGAGGCGACACATTTACCCTTGAGTTGACAATTAAGAATTCGTCGGGAAATTTGATTAGTATCGTTGAGGATCGGTTTTCTCTTCAAGTTAGAACCAAATCTACTGCAGACGGGAGTCAAGGACTTATCATGACTACCGACCCTAGCCAAGCTGCTCTTGAAAGTCCAGTCCCTACCAACAATCCAGCCCTCCCCCTTCGTGGAGGGGCTAGCACTGTAGACGCTTTTGCTGTCCTTTCAATAGATAGGGGCAGCGCCACATCTACGGATTCTGACTACAGCGTAGTTACGTTTTCTGCTAGTGCAGACAGTATGGCGAATGTTCCGTCTGGAAGATACGTATATGATCTTCAAAGATTTGACAACACAAACTCTCAGCAAAAAACCATTATTACTGGGACTTTTGTAGTTAAGGAAGATATCAGTGAAGTAGGATCGCTCGGCTAATGTCTATTACAGTAACAACTGAAAATTCAGGAGAAATCACCGTAGCCCAGGCTAACGGGACCTCTGTTATACTCACCACTGTCGAGAATGTTGCTTTGACTGCAGAGTCAAAAGCGGCTGACTTGACTATTACTGAAAAGGGGATTAGAGGCGAGAAAGGTGAGAAGGGAGATACTGGGGCTACAGGCCCTAAAGGTGACCAAGGAGATCCAGGAGTAAACGGTACAAATGGTACCAATGGAACCAATGGAACCAACGGTACAAATGGTACGAATGGCACCAACGGTGATGGCTTTACTGGGGGCAGCTACAATGCCTCTACGGGTGTAGTCACATTTACCAGTGATGATGGTCTTGGATTTAGCACAGGTGATCTACGTAGCAGCTTAGCTTTTTCTGATTTAACGGGAAAGCCCACTACTATTTCGGGATACGGGATTAGTGATGCGCTGGCGATAGGCACTACAGCTACCACTGCGCTTGCAGGGAACACCACCACTATTTCAGGGTCTCAGGCCACAGCCATCACCGCCAACACGGCCAAGGTTAGTGCTGACGGGTCGGTTGCTACTCACAGCAATGTAGACCTAACTAACGTAGCCGTAAACGATGTAATGAAGTGGAACGGAACCACTTTCGTTGCCGCTGGTGTAAACGAATCGTTTGCTTTCTCTTGGGATAAAGTTGTATACGACAACAATACGTCTGATGTAACTGACAACAGCCCTACTTCTGATACGACATCAACCATTCTGAACGGCACTGGCAATCACATTACGTCTATCGACGTAACTCATACGCTTTCTAATTCAGTTCAGAGCAGTTTTGTAAGCGGGTCTACGGGGTCCGACAACTTGGGCCTTCAAACAAGAGACATCAGCGAAAGCACGTATACGGGCAGGGCAAACCTCTCTTACAGTAGTGGGTCGCCCAATGCTTCTGTGAGTGTAAACATGGCATTTCCTGCTTCGCTCACCTCAAACAGCTACAACAGAATCAAGACTCAGTTTAAGTACGATGGGGTTACGTATGACCATCAACTTCTCTACCTGTACAAAAACTACATGTACTTGGGCAAGCACACTGATGATACCCCAACCAACGGTGAACTTCAGGCCTTTGAACACAATAAATTTATAAATAACGGAACTTCTAACACTACCGACATTTCAGCAGAGGGGGTGTCTCTCAACGATACTAGCCAGCATATTCAGTTCTGGTACCCAAACAGAATTACAACAACCCCATCCTTTAGTGTTGGTTCTAGCGCTGGAGCCCTGAACGCTGAGACATGGACAGCCATATCTGGAACAATATCTCACACTAATTCAGCTGGATTTACAGAAACCTACAGGGGCTGGAAAAGCCCAAATCCACTTGATAATACTGGAGGTACAAATACCTGGTACGTTGAAGTAACCTTCTAAATAAACATTATGCCTAAGCTTAGTAGTGTTATAGAACAAGTTTCGGGAGCCTTCAAAATGGTGAAGGGTAAGGATGTTGATGTCACTGATGCGGACTTGATGGGGAGTGCCCTGGATGACAATGACTTGATACTCATTGACGACGGTGCTGCTGGAACTCAGGCTTCAACCAAGAAGTCTGTGGTCAGCAGGGTTTGGGACTACATCGTAACAAAGCTTGGAGCGGCCACTTCCCTGACTATAGGTAACTACACTTTTGAGACTAACCAAACTGTAGGGGCTGGTCAGGACAACTATGTCTTGACTTACGACCACAGTGGAGATCAAAAAATCAGTCTGGAGCCAGCGGCTACGACTTTCACGTTTGACGGAGACAACTTCGCTACTGACCTTAAAGTTGGTCGTGACGCAGACAACCTTATCGACTTCACTACTGATAACGAGATAACCTTTAGGGTCTCGGCTGGGGACGGGGTAGTCATGAAGGCTTCGGGGGAGATTGAGGCCACTAAGTTCGACGGAGCCCTGGAAGGGAATGCTGATACGGCAACCGCACTGGCAACGGCGAGGAATATCGGAGGGGTCAGCTTCGATGGTACGGGGGACATCAACCTTCCTGGTGTAAACACGGCAGGAAACCAAAATACCTCTGGTACGGCTGCGGTAGCTACTACAGTAACAGTAGCTGATGAAAGCACCGACACTGCCTGTAACGTTCTGTTTGCTACGCAAGCGACAGGAAACTTGGCGCCTAAATCAGGAACCAACCTGACCTTTAATTCTAGTTCGGGCGTGCTGACGGCTACAGGTTTTGCTGGCGATTTGACTGGTGACGTAACAGGTAACTCAGACACGGCGACAACGGCGACAACCGCAACAACGGCTACTAATATTACGGCGGTTGCAAACAACAGTGCAGACGAGACTGTGTATCTTACTTTCGTTGATGGCGCCACGGGTCAACAAGGAATTGAAACAGACACTGGGCTTAATTACAATCCGAGCACAGGCGTATTGACAACCACTTCGGTTGCAGGTAATTTAACTGGAAACGTAACAGGAAACTGTTCTGGGACCGCTGGGGTGGCTACTGCAGTTACGATTACTGATAACGAGAACACTGACGAAGACAATAAAATTATTTTCGGTGCGGGTGCTGCAGGCTCTGGTAACATAGGGTTGGAGGCAGACGGAGACCTTACCTATAACCCGTCTACTGGTAGGTTGACTGCTACGCAACTAGCAGGAACGCTTCAAACCGCAGCTCAGACTAACATCACTAGCGTTGGTGCTTTAGACGCGGGAAGTATTACAA